ATGCATAAGAGTTCAGAACACAGTGATAAAGACTGTGTTTGGAATGAAGATGCACCCACCGTGATTTCGTGCGCCCATTTTGAGGACAAGCGGAGTCTGTGGCCATCTTCACCACAGGCTCTTTTTGTATTCCGCCGCCTATGCCGGGACGGAAAGGAATGCTTAATGAAGATTCGAGTTTTGTACGAAGAAAACATCAAAAACGGCCACAAATTCTACACCACAATTGATATTCCAGAAGATGATTACAGCATTATGCTGGATATCGACTACGAGCAGCGTCTTGCAGAGGCAAAGCCAGAAAAGAAGGATGAAGTAAAACGTTGTGAGACTGTACAGGAAATGTTCGACCTTATGAACAGTAAAGAATACAACGACTGGCGCAGGTTTCATAGGCATCTTGGTAACCCTAAGACCCCCTATCGCAAGGATGATGAATCTGAGGATGAAACGGATGTAATGGACACCATCGCTGATGATTCACAGGAGACTGAGCGTAATCGCCTCTACGAGTACGAAGATGTTTGCCAATTGATACATAAGGCACTTGGTAAAAAGCATGATTGGGCAGATATGTTTATCGCAGTACGCATTGATGGCATGCCAATATGTGAATACGCCCGATCTATCAATGCTGACGAAAATAACATCAGTCAAAAGCTAAAACGTGCAGAGAAAAAAATTAAAGAATTTTTAGAAAACCATCAGATTTGACCTTCTCTCAAGGCTACCAGTTAGGAGGTCAAGACCTCCAAAAAATTATAAGGAGGTAATTCTAATGGAAATACAAATTTACAAAAATGCAGAGTTTGGCTCTGTGCGTACTACAACTATTGGTGGGCAACCATATTTTGTCGGTAAGGATATAGCTGGTATTCTTGGTTACTCAAATTCCCGAAAAGCATTAATTGACCATGTTGACGAAGAGGACAAGGAGGTAACGAAATGTGACACCCTTGGCGGAAAACAAGATTTAATTATCATCAACGAATCTGGTCTTTACAGCCTCATCCTCTCAAGCAAAATGCCGAATGCTAAAAAGTTTAAGCGCTGGGTCACTAGTGAAGTCCTCCCTGCTATTCGTAAACACGGACTCTATGCGACAGATGAACTAATTGCAAATCCTGACCTTGCGATTGCAGCATTTACTGCATTAAAGGAAGAGCGAGAAAAGAACCGACTGCTTGAACAAACTACTGCCGTCCAAAAACAGCAGATTGCGGAAATGAAGCCAAAGGCAAGCTATTATGATGTAGTACTTAATTGCAAAGACCTTATTTCCACTTCTACGGTAGCGAAAGATTATGGAAAGTCTGCTATTTGGATGAACCGTTATCTCCATGAAAAAGGTGTGCAGTTTAAACAGGGTGACATTTGGCTGTTATATCAGAAATACGCAGAAAAAGGTTATACAAACACCAAGACACATAGCTATTCTGCTAATGACGGAACGATTCATACTAAGCCACATACTTACTGGACACAAAAAGGCAGATTGTTTGTCTATGAATTATTAAAAGCAGATGGGATTTTGCCAACAATGGAACAGGAGGATAGTGATGTCGATTAGCAGGTATAACAGCGAAGGTTATCCTGATCCAACCACCCATGATGCACTATCCAATATCGAATCACAGACGAAGGCGGCAAGAGCATACAGACCAATCGTGTATGTATGCTCCCCATTTTCGGGAGATGTTGCCGGGAACATTGCAAATGCACGAAAGTACAGCCGTTTTGCTGTGGAGCAGGGATACATTCCCCTTGCTCCGCATTTGCTGTTTCCACAGTTCCTTGATGATAACGATATAACGGAACGAGAAATGGGTCTGCACTTTGGGAATGTGCTGATGAGCCATTGCAGTGAGGTGTGGGTTTTCGGAGAAATTATCTCAGCCGGGATGGATGCTGAAATCAGGAGAGCCAAAAGGAAAAATTACAGATTAAGATATTTCAGCAGTGATTTGAGGGAGGTCAGCAAAAATGCGTAATTTGAATATTGCATACGGCAACAGCAGAACTGCAAAGTTCTGGTCGAATAAAACCATAAAATTTGAGGAACTGTGTGACCGGTTGCGTAATCCGATTTATACCTCAGAGACGGCGGAGGAATATCCGAAGCTGCCGAAGGGTCAGCGTGATGATATCAAGGATAAGGGCGGGTTTGTGGCAGGTCATTTAAGCGGCAACCGCAGACAGGCAAACAAGGTGGTCTGCCGTTCCATGCTGGTATATGACCTCGACAGTATTGAACAGGATTTTCTAAAGGATATCAATGCCAAAATCGACAATAAGGGCTGCTACTATACAACTCACAGCCATACAGCGGACAAGCCGAGAGCGAGAATGATTATCCCGGTCAGCCGTGATATGACACCCGATGAGTTCAATGCGGCAGCGAGATATTATGCACAGGACAATGGCTTTCTTGCGATGCTTGACCCCTGTTCGTTTTCTCCCCATCAGCTGATGTACTGGCCGACCTGTCCCTCCAACGGGGAGTATCTGTTTGGTGAGATTGATGGGGACTGGCTTGACCCGGATGAGATTTTTGAAAAGCATCCCAATTGGAGGGACTGCTCTCTACTTCCTACCACACCGAAGGAAAGCAAGGCAGCAGACCATAAAGCGCAGCAGCAGAAAGACCCGCTGGAAAAGGACGGTGTAATTGGATTATTCAATCGTGTGTATTTCCCAATCAGCACAGCTATTGATGAATTTTTGGCTGATGTCTATGCACCGACAGCTGACAGTTCCGAACGATATGATTATCTTCCGGGCGAAGGGTCTGCGGGTGTTGTGGTTTACGATGACAAATTTACTTACAGCCATCATGCGACTGACCCAGCAGGAGGAAAGCTGTGCAGTGCCTTTGACCTTGTCCGCCTGCATAAGTATGGCGATGATGATAATAAATCTGTGAAAAAAATGTGCGAGTTTGCCATGAAACAGGAAAAGGTCAAACTCCGTGCGCTGGAAGAAAGACAGACACAGATTGATGAGGATTTTACAGATGAAGCCGACTGGAGAGCAAGACTGCGCTATATGCCAAGAAGCAATCTGCTGGAAAACAGTGTGTGGAATCTGATGCTGATTCTAAATAATGACCCTGACTTTGCAAATATTGCATATAACGAAATGGCGGGACGAATTGAAATCATAGGCACAGTGCCGTGGGAGCGTCCTATGGACAACAGGTTCTGGAGGGATGCCGATACCGCACAGATGAAAGCACTCATTGATATTCGCTATGTTCCGTTTTCTTCCCGCAATCACGATGTGGCTTTTACGAAAACTGTAGAGGACAGGCATTTCCATCCCGCAAGGGAGTATTTTGAAAAGCTGCCGGAATGGGATCATGTGACGAGAGTGGAAAATCTGCTGATTGACTATTTCGGTGCAGAGGACAATTCCTATACGAAAGCGGCTATGAGAAAAACGCTGATTGCAGCTGTGGCAAGGACCTATCATCCGGGAATTAAGTTCGATAGTGCCTTAATCTTGGTGGGCGCACAGGGCATCGGCAAATCCACCTTCTTTTCCAAATTGGCTGGCAGCTGGTTTTCCGACAGTCTTACGCTTACGGATATGAAGGATAAAGCTGGTGCAGAAAAATTGCAGGGATTTTTGATTCTTGAGCTGGGAGAAATGGCGGGAATGAAAAAGGTGGATATCGAAACCATCAAATCCTTCTTGAGCCGCATCGATGATATTTACCGCCCGTCCTATGGCAGAGTGGTGGAAAGCCATCCGAGACAGTGTATCGTGGTTGGCTCTACCAATGCGGAGAATGGATTCCTCCGTGATATTACGGGCAACCGCCGTTTTTGGCCGGTGAATGTATGTGGTGACTCCCCTAAGAAATCATGGCAGTTAACAGCCGATGAGGTATCGCAAATTTGGGCGGAAGCTCTGTATTTGTATAAGCAGGGCGAGAACCTGTTCCTTGAGGGCAAGGAAGCCGTAATTGCGGAGAAGCAGCAGAGACAGGCAATGGAAACCGATGAAAGACAGGGACTGGTAGAGAATTATCTGAATACACTGCTCCCGGATAACTGGGATGCCATGAGTCTGTTTGAGCGAAAAAACTTTTTGAGCGGCGATGATTTCGGCGGAACGAAAACTGGAACTGTGGAAAGAACGCAGGTAAGCAATGCGGAAATCTGGTGCGAATGTTTCGGCTGCAGTTTGTCTGCCATTAAAGCATCCGAATCCTATGCGATAGCGGCCATTATGATGAAGATCGAGGGGTGGGAAAAAAGCGGCAAACGAAAAAATATAGTTCTATATGGCCGGCAGAGGATTTATGAAAAAGTTGTCCCATCTGAAAATGGCTTAAAATAAGGCTTTGATAACACTTTAGGACAAGTAGGACAAGTATTATATATAGATTAAAATATATGAAATATGAATATAGGCATATGTCTATACGCACGTAAGGATTATATAGAACCAGTTGTCCTTTTTGTCCACTTGTCCATAAAGAAGGAGAATGTATGCGAGAAAAAAAGATTGAACAGAAACTTGTAACGGCAGTAAAAAAGCATGGCGGGATATGTCCGAAGTTCGTATCTCCCGGCTTTGATGGTATGCCTGACCGCTTGGTGCTTCTTCCACATGGCAGGTTCGTCTTTGTGGAAGTGAAAGCACCGGGAGAAAAACCAAGACCATTGCAGATGGCAAGACACAGATTACTGAGCTGTCTGGGATTTCGAGTGTATGTACTGGATGATGCGGAGCAGATTGGAGGGGTTCTTGATGAAATTGAAAATTCAATGTGACTGGTGTGGAAAAGAATTTGAGAGAAACCATAATCACATTCATGAAAAAAAATATTGCTGCAGAGCGTGTTTAGGAAAAGCAAACGCAGAACGTTTTCGATTGAAGAGTCTGCGAACGTGTGATAACTGTGGGAAAATTTTTGAATACAGAGGTAACCATAAAAAGAGAAACGAACATTTCTTCTGTTGCCCAGAATGCAGCTATGAATTCAAAGTGAAAAAAATATATGTATCATGCGATTGGTGTGGCAATCCAATTTACAAAAAGCGTTCTGATGTTGCAAGAAACGAGCATAATTTTTGTGATTATGGGTGCTATATCGACTACGTCAATTTTGAAAAAGCTGGTGCAGATAATCAAATGATATCAGGAGAAAAACTGTATCGCAGGCTTGCAGAAATGAAGATTGGACGAAAACTTCAAGAGAATGAGGATGTTCATCATATTGACGGCAATCATCTAAATAATGATTTTGCCAATTTAAAAGTTGTTACAGCTTCAGAGCATATGAAAATACACGCTTCACAGAAAGAGAGGGACTGTCATGGCAGATTTGTTAAAAAAGAATGATTTGCATGAGTATCAGCAATATAGTGTCAATTTTATTATTGAACATCCTGTAGCGGCAGTCCTGTTAGATTGTGGACTTGGGAAAACTGTAACATCACTTACTGCTATAAATGATTTGATGTTTGACTATTTTGAGGTGCATCGTGTTTTGGTAATATGCCCTTTGAGAGTAGGTAATGTTTGGGCGAATGAGATACAGCATTGGGAGCATCTGCACCTCTTGCAGTATTCGGTGGCGGTGGGTTCGGAGTCGGAACGGCTGGCGGCACTGAAAGCACAGGCGGATATTTACATCATCAACCGTGAAAATGTGCAGTGGCTGATTGAGAAAAGCGGGGTTTCCTTTGACTTTGATATGGTGGTTGTGGATGAGCTGTCCTCCTTCAAGAATTATCAGTCCAAGCGGTTCAAGGCACTGATGAAGGCAAGACCGAAGGTAAAAAGAATGGTAGGTCTGACTGGCACTCCATCCAGCAACGGTCTGATGGATTTATTCGCTGAATTCAAACTGCTGGATATGGGTGCAAGGCTTGGCAGGTTCATCGGTCAGTACCAAACCGCCTACTTCTCCCCAGATAAGAGGAATGGTCAGATTATCTACAGCTATAAACCTCTGCAGGGTGCCGAACATCGGATTTATGATAAGATTTCGGATATTACGATTTCTATGAAATCCACTGACCATCTGAAAATGCCGGAACTGATCAGCACACAGCTGGCGGTGGAATTGTCGGAAGCGGAAAAGAAGAAATACGAGGAACTCAAAAAAGACCTCATCCTTCAGCTGCCGGATGGAGAGATAACAGCCGCCAATGCCGCATCGCTAACAGGCAAGCTGTCCCAGATGGCAAACGGAGCAGTCTATTCTGATGATGAGAGCGTTCTGGAGATACACCAGAGAAAGCTGGATGCACTGGAGGATATCATCGAATCGGCAAACGGAAAGCCTGTCCTTGTGGCATATTGGTTTCGTCACGATTTGGAGCGTATCAAAAAACGCTTTGATGTGAGAGAAATCAAGACCGCAAAGGATATAGCCGACTGGAATCACGGCAGTATCCCAATTGCCGTAATACATCCGGCATCGGCAGGACACGGCCTGAACCTACAGCAGGGTGGTTCTGCCTTGGTATGGTTCGGCATCACATGGTCACTAGAATTATATCAGCAGACCAATGCCAGACTTTGGCGGCAGGGTCAGTACGCAGAAACCGTGGTCATTACCCACATCATAGCAAAAGACACCATTGACGGGAGAATCATCAAGGCACTGAAAACCAAGGATACCTCCCAATCCGCCTTGATTGATGCCGTAAAAGCCAATCTATGAAAATCAGAGTCAACCTATGACAATCCAAGCCAATCCGAGTGGAATACAAAATTTCGGAGGTAAGGATATGACAGAAAAAGAATACTTATTGCAGGCACGATATCTGGATGAGCGTATTCACTCGAAGGTTCAGCAGGTGGAATCCTTAAATGATTTAGCTACAAGCTGTTCCGCTGTAATCAGTGATATGCCGAGAAATCCAAACCGTGGCGGTTCCAAGATGGCAGATGCCGTAATTAAAATTGTTTCTTTGCAGGAAGAAATAAATATGGACATCAATGCGCTTGTAGAACTAAAGCGAGAAATCATGGGTGTTATAAAAGCCGTGCCAAATGTGGAATACCAGACGCTGTTAGAAAAACGATATCTGT